CTGGCCGCTCTGAAGCGCCGACCAGCTCGAGTCGTCCACCAGGTGAACCTCGTCCACCACGGCCACACTGATAGGGATGCCCTGAAGCGTTGACGCCTTCGCCGCCTTAATCTCGTACCTCGAGCCGTGAGACGTCCGGATACCTCGCGTATCCGTCAGCTTCGTCATGAGCTTCTTCAGACCGGGCGTACCGTTGATAATCGCCTGGATGCGCTCGTACAGGATTCGAGCCTGGTCGACCTGAGACGCGATGCCGACGTTGTACTGATTCTCTTTACGGAGCAGCGCCCAGATGCCGAGCAGAGACACCAGCTCGGTCTTGCCCGATTGACGTGCGACCGACACCAGACAGGATCTCCAGCGAAGCGTCCCATCGTCGCCGAGCTCCGTAATGCGGCGCACGAGCTCGACCTGCCATTCGTCGAGCCAGTACCCCATCGACCCGCGCCATGCCAGCTCGAGGAGCGGAAGATAACGGTCGATGTCCGCACGGAAGTCCTCGGTCGCGGCGGGCGTGAAGCGAGTCGGCTCAAACGTCACGACGGAGAAGCTCCTCGAAGGGATTCACTGGTGCATCGTCCGAAGGTTTCGCTTTGAGAAGCGACCGGTGAATCAGACCGAACTGTGCGACCAGCGCGGCCGTCACCTCTTTATCGAGCTCGAAGGCGAGTGCCTGAAGAGCGACGATTGACGGAAGGTGCGATTCGTCGAGCCAGTCAGCCGAGTCAAGAAACTTAGCGACCGCTTCGCCAAAGATCGGAAGTTTTGCTCCCGGGTGCGGATTCATGTTGTTCACTTGTCTGTCCTTCCCGCCAGCTTGTCGGCCAGCGTATCCCGAATGTTTCACGATTCGGCGGTAAAAATGCGAGTTAGGGGGCGGATTGTGGATAAGTCGTAGAAAAAACGCGCCGAGCTTTTGCGCTCCCTCTTCGATGTGTTTTGTTTGTTGCTACTGGATGGAGATACCCCACCCGGGCTTGATAAAGGCGAGTCGTTTGAGCATCGAGGTTCCCTTCGCACTGTTGCATGATCGGCATAGGGTACGCAGGTTGCTCGGGCTATTGTTTGGTGTTCCGGTTATCTGTGCTGGGATGATGTGGTCGACCGTGGCGTCTGCGCCTTGTGTCTCTTTGCCACATTCCTGGCAGATGTATCCGTCTCGCTCGAGTATGGCTAGGCGTAGTGTGCGCCATGCGTCTGTGCGTAGATCATCGCGGCGACCGGCCATTACTTCATCTCCTTGTTAACTATGGCAATAGCTAGCGCGGTGACGACCTGAATTGTCAGAGGCATGAGTAGAAGGATTACCATACGCGAGCTCATTAGACGATAGCCATCCCTTCGAACTGTCCTTCAGGTCGGGTGCTGAAGATTAGTACACCTCGGCGACCGAGAGCTCCGGCCTTCTGTTTGTACCAGGTTGATTCGGACTCGAGCGCAGGTGTGGTGATTACGAGACGGTCGCGCCGCGATGATATCTGGAACTCGTGCTCATGACCGTGGATAAGGATGTGGCCAGCACCAGCAGGATGGTTATTAAACGTTTGTTTCTCCCACCATTCCATCGCTTTGCCGCGTTGCCACTGGTGTCCGTGGATTAGGACGAAGTTTGTTCCGCCGACCTCGAGCACGAGGTGGTCTTCGTCTTTGCCGGGGACGTAGATCTTGACGTGACCGTACCGGTCGGGATTGAGCGCTATTGCTTCGGCGACCGCGATAGCCGATTCCGTAGCGTGGCCGTCGCTCGCGTCAGTAGTTTGGAAACGCTGGATGTCGTCATGGTTGCCGTTGACGATAGCCACTGTAAGAGTCGGGGCTTCGATGAAGGTGTCGATAGTCCGTAACAACATTCTTCGGAACAGACGTAGCTGTTCGGAGACGGTGAGGTCTGATCGGAAGAAGTTTCGGCCGCCTTGCGATTGGTTGCCTTCGAGGTGGTCGCCGAGTCCAGCGATGAGGACGGTCGGTTTTCCGAGCTGTACCCATCGGCGTCGAGCGACCTCGAGGCTCTGCGTCCACGCACGGACGGTCCCTTCTGAGCCGTCTCCGTCTGGTTTGCCCAGCTGGCTGTCTCCCATAGCGAAGACAAATACCTCGTCATGTTTGACCTCGTTTCGTTTGGCCGGCTTTTTGTTGACGAGCTTTACGAGCTCCTCGAGCTGCGATGCTTTGGTCGTGTTGGGGATGATGCGGAATTGGTAGGACCATGATCCTCGGGTGACGGCCGGTACTTTGCGTCCCTGGTGATCGTATGCGGTCTCTCGAGTCCAGGCGTTTGGGTTGTATTTTGCGGAGAGCATGACGGCCCGGTATCCGTCTGGGATGATTCCGCCGCGTTCGGTGATGAAGTCGTGAAGCTTTGTTTGGTCGACTTCGGTATCGGTTACAGCGGTTACGACCGACTCGAGTCCGGTGGCGTCCCATTCTTGACTGAATACCACTGGCCGCCGCGTGTCAGGAGTACGCGGCGGCTGTGGTGTGTTCAGGAGCTCGTCAAGCATCCGGGTCGGTTTGTTCTTCCGTGATGGTCGGCGGCTCTTCGCTGGGGAGCTCGACTCCGACGTATTCGCAGAGAGCGTTCACTCGTTTGACTACGTCTTCGACGAGCTTCTCAAGCTCATACATCGATGCCATTGATGATCCCTTCGCAGGTTATGCATCCGCCGCGTCGGTGGGTGCGGATGGATGATTCTTGATTTGGGCAACCGATTGCCTTGACGGTCTTCCAGATGTGCCGGGTAGGTATCTCGGCGTTGTCCATCGCCCGCCAGAAGGCGTTTCGGTCGTCTTCGTTGAGCGTGTTCAGCCACAGGTTTAGGCGGCACTGTTTGGTCGATGGTCTAGGGACGTTCGTGAGCATGGCGTCGAGGTTCATCGTGCGGCCTGTACTCCGAGAGCGATCAGGATGGCGGCGACGAGCCAGATGCTTGCACCGATGGCGACGATTTTGGCGCGTTCTTGCCATAGGCGTCGCTTGTACATCCGCATCTTGTACGAGTCCATTAGAAGGGTGCTCCGAAGCTGGTGTCGGGTGCGGTGGCGACCGGTGCGGCGACGAGGGTAATGGTGGGAACGTTGACGTTCAGGTCGACGACGCGGCGCGTTTCGCCTTCCCATTCGTATTCGTTGAGCTTTGCGGAGAGCTCGCCGACGACGGTGACCGTGCTCGAGAAGGCGGGGATGGTGTCTTTCGTCCACACCTTCCACTTCTTCTCCCAGGATTGTCCGGTCGACTCGACGCGAACGGTCTCGATGAGGGTGAATCCGGAATCGCCGAGCGGTTTGTCGACGACACCGGTTACTTTGACTTGTGCCATGTGCTTAGTTTCCTTTGCTGTTGTTGATGGGTTTGTCGTCATACTCGGGGATGTTCTCTCCTTGTCGACGACCGTATTGCAGGATCTGTGTGAAGTTGTGTCCGTTGAGTCCGTGTGCGGCCTGTAGGTAGAAGGCGAGGTGCAGAAAGCCTTCGATGCGGCCGCGTAGATATTCGCGGATGATGTGCTCCCGGTCTCCGTCGTTTATGACGTTGACCTTTTGGAGCTCGATGAGTAGGTGCTTCATTGCTCCTAGTTGTTTGGGTTTCAGTGTTGTGCTAGTCATACGGGCTCCTTTAGCCATTGTGCTCGCTGATAATCGTAACACTTTCCGCATCCGTTTTGGTAGTTGTTATGTTCTGTGCATCTCGGCGCGTCGGCGGCGTTAGCCTGGCCGACGTCGCCCGAGATCGTGGACGATTCTCTCTGTTGGGAGACGGCCCCGCCTCGAGCTTCGCTCGGCGGGCCGTCGACCTTATTTGTTCTTATTTGTTCTTTATCTATTCGGGGGACATGGGTGTCCGCCCCTTCGTGTCGTAAATGTCCGCCCTTCGTGTCGTAAATGTCCGCCCCTGGGCGGACATCCACGTCCGCCCTACCCCGGACATGGGTGTCCGCCCCTGGAGAGTAATTGCCCAGGTTATCGGGTGTCCGGTCGAGGTCGATAACGTACTTGTTTGTCCCGCGCAGACCTGCCTGGCGTGTCGTGATTAGGACTCCTTCGGTCTCGAGCTCGCGGATGATTCGGCGGGTGTGCCGGATGGATGTGCCAGCTTGTAGCGCGATCGTGGTGACGGACGGCCAGCTGGCGTTACCGTTGGACTCGTTGACGTAGTCGGCGAGGATTACCAGGATGAGCTTGTGCATCCCTTCGACTCGGTCGGTGTGGATGATTTTCTTGACTAGGCGGAAGCTCATGCTAGGTCGTCTCGGATTAGGGCCAGGATGGCGCGGTGTATGTTACAGGAATCGCAGTCGTCCTCGATGCTGTGCGGATTGTCGATGAATCTTTCGACTGCGGCGATGATGCGTTCGCGTTCATGCTTGATACCGGCGAGAAAGTGCGGGTGTGCTAGAAGATGTTGATTCCGTGAATCGTTGATATCTATCATTCTGACTCAGCCGCTCCGCCCGCAATTACGACGAGGATCTCTTTCATCGCTTTGGCGGTCGCGTAGTCTGCGTATGCCCATCCGTAATCGCGGAAGAGTCGACGGATGTCGTCAAAGTGAATTTGCTGTTTTTGGTTGATTTGGTGAAACATCTGGTTCAGCTCATCAATTTTTGATTTTATCTGTTCGAAGTATTTATCCTCGACGTCCTGGAATCGTCCGGCCTCGCTCATTACGCTCGAGGTGTCGCTCAAGTTGCACATCAGCATGAAGTCCGCTTGACGTTGCAGCTCCTTTTCTTCTTCTTCTGGCGTTGCCATAAGAGTCTCCTAAAGGGAATCCCGCCGAGCACCTAGCCATGCCCGGCGGGAAGTTTGTAAGGGTGAGGCTAGTCCCCTGAATCATACTCCTCGAGTCGTCTAACGCAAACAACGGTTCTCGGCGTTTCTGTTGGCAATTTAGACGCGGTGAGCTTGTAGACCTGTTCGTCCCCATGCTCGAAGGCGTTAGCTCGCTGTAGGCCGTCTAGGACGCTTTTAGCGAGGTTGTCGATGTCTTGCTTACCGTGGCGGTCTGTTCCGAAGAATAGCCACACCTCGACCCGACCCTCGAACTTTGTTTCGCCGTACTTTTCCCACCACGCCTGACCGATTAGCTTCTCGTAATCGACGGTCGTCTTAGGTGTGTAGACGCCACCCGATCTAGTCATGCGCGGCCGTGCCTTTGGCACTGGTCGACCGAGCACAGTGATCGAGTAGTTATCCATTGAGCTCCTTCTTCCGCTCGGTGAATACCGGGAGAAGCTCTGCGCTGTTGCCCGCGTCGAGAGCTCGAGCATAGAGAAGATTTAGGTCGTCGATGTTTGCTGCCGCTTTGACGTCTTTTGCTGTCACTTGCGGAGCTTTGCCGGCACGTTCGACCTTTTGCATCTCTTCCCTCGAGGGACGTTTGCCCTTTGGTGAGAATGGTCCACCGAGGAGAGATATCGCGCGGCCTGTTGAGCTGGTGGCGCAATTCTCGACCCAGCTGGTGCGATTGACCGGTGAAGCGTCTTTGACCTCGTGCGCTAGATCTACGCAGGTCGGGTACTTGTCCTCGGCGTTGAGGTAAATGGAGCATTCGACGATGATGCTCTTCTCGTCGATGTGAACGATTCGGTTTACGATTCGACCCTTCTCGAACGTCTTCCTAAATAGGTCGATTCTCTCCTGGACGGTTTGATAGTCCGCGAGGTTAAAGGACGCCATTACATCGTCTCCCATTCTTTGTGGTTGTTGTAATCCTCGACGAAGCGGTGAGCGACGTCGATAAGGTCTGCGATCATCTCTTCGTTGCGTTCGATGATGATGTGCTTCGGCTCGAGCCAGGCTGGGACAAAGTCGCCAGTAAAGGGTGATTCGGCTCGAAGTAGCCAGGCGAATACGCAGCGCTGTGCTCCGGTGACGTAGAGCTGCCACTGAACCTGGCGACGGTACTGAATGGGAATCGCGGCGGCCGTAGTCGGCTTCTCCTCTATGGACCAGTCTTTGCCGGTTGTCTTGACCTCTGCGATTATCGACCAGTCGGCGTTGAGGCCGTCGGGTGTGGCGAGGTGATGTGGTTCGTTCTCCGAGGCGATTAGCCAGTCGTTGTGTTTGATTCCGTATTCATGCGGAAGATTGTCGACGATCCACTCTTCATAATCGCGGCCGAAACGCATATAGGCGTTATCTTCGACGATGTTGTCTTCGGGATGGAGCGCACGGTCAAGCTCCGCCTTATATCCGCCAGGTCCAGACGCCGCCTTAGCGACCGTCGTAGCGGAGACGCCGATCTCCCGCGCTTTGTACCATTCGTCAGTCCCCGAGCGGGCGACGAGTCTCTTCTCTAGTTGCGATGTCAAGGGCTATCCGTTCTCCGATTTTCATCATACGTTGAGTAAAGATTGCCACAGAGATACGACGTGTAATGCGGTCGTAATCGTAATCGTCGCCGCGCATCCGTCCGCGAAGCTCGTCATAGTGAGCTCGCTTTTCCCGCCATTCCGCTAAACGCTTTTCTTTGCGGATCGCTTTGAGCTCGTGTGCAACGATGCTCGGGTGTGGCCAGCGTTCGCTAGTCATTACCGAGCTCGGCGTAGAGCACCAGGAAGAGCGCGGCGATGCCGAGCGGAATCGACCAGAGCACACCACAGAAGAGCAGAATCGTGCCGGTGACGGCCAGAGTCGCGCCGAGTCGTGAAGCTTGGGTTTTTGACATGGGGAGTCCTTTGCTAGTAGGTGCTCCGATGGTAGCAGAAGAATGGGGACTATCGCGCCCTTATCACGATAGTCCCCGCCGAATAGGTAGAAAGGAGAAAAGACCCTATTCGGCCACCGTCTCGGGCGTCTCCTCGATGGGGACGTCAACCGGTACGGAAGCGAGCTCGGCGGCCTTTGCAATTCGACGCTCTTTAGCTTCTTTTTTGAGAAGCTTCGCAGGATCTACACAGACGCCATGTTTCTTGA